CCTACGACTCTGCATCATAGAATTCCAAGTCTTACTCTTTTTCTTCTGAGTTGATTTCATTGAAATCAATGCAGTTTCAACAGGGTTGTAATCTGCATCCAAGACATAAACAAAATGGTTACCTGTATCTTCTACATAGTTTCCATTCTCAAGTCTGTCTTTACCATCATCACCTCTACTTGTTGTAGACATGATTGCTGGATCCATATGGATACCAACTGGTCTTCCAGGACTATCGCCTCTGTCTTTCCACTCATTGAAAGTGTTTATATATAAACATGGCACAACGATTAATCCTTCTTTTCCTTTAAAAAGATTTCCAGATGTTTCGTTGTAGATGTCACCTTGTTTAGCAGTTTCAATATACTTGCCATCTGATTCGTCAAGTACAGGTGAATTGCTATAAAGGATTTTTAAGATAGGGAGTTTAGTATCCCTTGCAGTTACGAACTCTTGTCCTTGTCCTGCTAACTCTTCCAAATTAAATTGCGTTGGAACACCCGCATCTTTTTTAACAGCTACATCTTTTGCATTAGCTGCGTTCTTTGCTTGTTGCATGTTACTCCTTCGTGGTTATCTTCGTTCGTGTTGCTACATAAACACCGAATAAATCGGCAGGAACGTCTTTCCCTTTTTCTATTTGCTCTCTTACGAAAGCTTTAAGAGTCATCGGTTCTACCTTTTCGGCTTGCTTAACATTATGCCCCTTATTTCTTAAATCGTCAACCAACGATTTTGCTTCGTTGTCTTGATTCCTACCGAAAGTTAAGGTGACATTATTTTTGATTAGATCTCCGTAATTGTTTTCACGAAGCCAACCAAAAGCTTCTTCAGTTCTGGATGCAGGAATTCTCGCACCATAGTATGGTTTTATCTCTACAGATGAACCATCAGTAAGTTTGAGTAAACTGACACCAGTCTTTTGCATTAAGTTTGGTATATCCTGTTCAGAAAGTTTTAGCTCTTCTTCTTTTTTCTTTTTTAGTTTGTCTTCTAGCGCTGCTACTTCCTTCTGGATGTCCAATAACTTATTGCAGAGTTCAGCGATCTCTTGAGATGCTGTTGTGTCGATTGTTATATTTTTCGACAGTGCTTCTAAGTCCATAACGACCTCCTTACGAGGCCATGTAAATGAATAATTTGACATAGTCAAGAAAAAAATATATTGATGGGATTAAATGAAATTTCAATATAAAACACAACCTTTCCAACATCAAAGGGATGCATTGATAGCAGGAGCTAAACATCGTGATTATGCATACTTTATGGAAATGGGTACAGGTAAAACAAAAGTTGCAATTGATAACGCAAATTATTTTTTTAGAAATTCTTGGATAGATTGGGCAATAGTAATTGCACCTAATTCAGTATATCGTAATTGGATAAAAGAAATTCAAACACACAGTCATGGAGCTGTCATACACGTACACAAAGACAAAGAAGTATATGGTGATAAACGTCATCCTGAGAGACATTTAAAATGGTTTTTAATAAACGTAGAAGCACTATCCCATAAGTCTGGTGTAGAAAAACTAAAAGATATACTTTCTAGAAAGAATGTTAATCATCTGATGATTCTAGACGAATCCACCACGATAAAAAACAGATCAGCAAAACGAACACGAAACATTTGTAAACTAGGGAAACTAGCAAACTACCGAAGAATCCTAACAGGATCACCAATAACAAAATCTCCATTGGATCTATATACACAATGTGAATTCTTAAGTCCACAGCTTTTAGGTTTCGATTCATATTTTACTTTTAGAGCTAGATATGCAGTTATGCAGCAGATTGAAATGGGTGGTAAACAAATGCTTTTTCCTAAGTATTATACTAATCTTGAGGAACTAACAGATAAACTAAGACACTTTTCATTTAGAGTGCAAAAAAAAGATTGCTTGGATCTTCCCGATAAACTCTACACAATAAGAAGAATACAGCTTACGCTAAAACAAGCAGAGGTATACAACAGACTTAAGAAATTTGCATATGCAGTAATCAATGATGATGAAGTGAGCTTTCAAAATAAACTTACAGAGATATTAAGACTACACCAGGTAGCAAACGGTTTTGTTAATGCTGACGATGGTTCTGTGCAAGTATTTGATGATTGTCCTAAGATCAAAGAATTAATGACCATATTGGATGAGTCCGAAGGTAAGTTTATAATATGGGCCAACTATGTACAAAACATAAAAACTATTATTAACAAATTGAAGGAGAAGTACGGTGCTGACTCTGTGGTTTCGATTTTTGGAGAGGTTTCAACTAAAGATAGGCAACAAGCTGTCGCCCGTTTTCAGGATGATGATAGCTGCCGTTTTTTTGTTGGTAATCCTTCCACTGGTGGTTATGGTCTCACCCTTACATCTGCTTCTTACGTGGTGTATTTCAGCAATTCGTATAACTTGGAAGTTCGTGAACAAAGTGAGGATAGGGCTCATAGGATCGGACAAGACAAAAATGTAACTTATATAGATCTTATAGCTGAAAATACTATCGATGAATTTATTGTTGGTGCTTTAGATAAGAAGATGAAACTATCAGCTCAAACTCTTGGTGAAGAAGTTAAGAAGTGGATAAAGTAGAATAGTATTGTTCTACCTTTTTAAACCATTTATCTTCATACTCAGATAACTTTGCTTGATCCATTTTAAAACCTTGAAACAATAAATCCTTAGTGCATACAGCTATAAATCCTTGCAAGATCTCGCCATGTTGCTTCTTATGTGCTAAACTATATGCTGCAATTTGATAGAAATAGTCCTCTATCCACTCTTCTCTCTTAGGTTTATTTGATTGTTTGAAGTCAATTATTGTAGGTTTATCATCAAAGATACCTACTAAATCTGTAGATCCTGCCCATTTATCCTCGTATGCTAGGTTTACCTCGCTCCCATATATGGTCTTTAAAGGGCCTAAGCCGTCCTCTATGACACGATGAGCCATTAACCTGGCCTGAGCACCCTCTTTGGACAAATTGAAGTATCCTACGCCGTTTATGTAGTTTTCTAGTACATAGTGCATTTCTGTGCCTCTAGTGGCTGCCTGATTCATGATTCGTTGAGCTTCTTGATGACCGACTCTTTCTCTCCAAGCGTCAAGTCCTGCTTTCTTTTCTGGGCTTTGTGTAGCTGAAAGTATGGTTGTTACAGAGGGAACCTTTTTCTCCCCTACTTTGTAGGTTCGTGGTCCGTTATCATCGTCTCGAAAGTAATTGCTATAAGAGTATTTATTATCCCACTTATAATCTGTGATGGTAAACTTATTCTCTTCTCGGATTATCTTCATCCGAGATCTATACTACATATGATTTGAAAGTACAGCTAAAAGAATTGCACCTAATCCGCCTACAATAAACTTTTCCATTCTAGCGATTCGTGCTTCCATTCTATCTATTCTATCGAATGTTTGTTTTTGCATGTATCTGCAAATTTTTTCATGATGTTCTATCTTTTGTAATGCTGATTTTTTAGCCATTATTGTTGTCCTCTTTCTGCTATTGCTGCACTTAATGCATCGTTTGGAAATAAACTTTGAAATTGTTGTTTTCGATTAGCTTGTGGTTGAAAAACTTGCGGTGCCATTTTTGTATATGCAGGTGAACCAAAATTAGGTGTTGTTGTATTAGCTACGTTTGGAACACTTACATTATTTGGTGCAGGTGGCACAAAATTAATAGTTTGATTCGCAACGTTTACACCCTCATCAGATCCCTTAATATAATTTACACCACCAATAGCTGCTTCGTTTGTACCTTCTTTGACAGTTTTCAGTTCAGGGTAAAACCTATCTTTTAATTTTGAGTTTATTGCATTCACACTAAAACCATATTGAGGTATTAAAATATCTTTATTTAATAGGTAATCAGTTACTTCCTCAAAATCTATTTTCTTAGGGTCAACTTGTGGAAAGTCTTTATCTTCTTGAGCTGCCCAATTTAATAATTTGAACATAGATTTAGGAACATTTTGAGGTGTAGCTCGTCTTCCTAATTTTTCCATTCTTTCAAGATCTGTGTAAACATCTAATAAAAATTTTAAACTTTTAGGGTTTGCTAAATAATAACCACCTGCTGCAAGAATAAATGTTAAAGGTATAGCACCCATTATACCACCAGATGCTGCGGCGCCTGCAAATAATCCACCCGCAATGACCGATTGGCCAGGTCCTGAAAGCATAATTCTTCTCATTAGATATGAGTTTGAATCAGATATAACTTTGCCATACTCTGCTTCCATCAAATCAATTAACTTACCAAGGTTTTGTGCAGCCTCTTTTCCCTGTCTGCCACCTCCGTACATCTCAGTCCACTTGGCAATAGACGCTTGTTTACTTGCACTATCAAAGTAACCCATGTTGTTTCTAAATTTTACTATATTAAATTGACCTGCATCTTTTGCAGTCGCTTTAAGAGCTTGTGTATCTATTTCTCCAAGACCATATCGTAATGCTTTTTCGGGATCAAATCTTTTTACAGCTTCTAAGTTTTCCGTACCTGCAGCTTTGAATATATCTTTCATACCTTTGAAATCAACTACACCTGTTTTCTTTGCATCATTTATGTATTCTCCTAAAGTTTTTGCAACACCAGGTGGTTGTTCATCAAAAGATTTGATTATTGATTCCCACAAATAATTTGTTCGTGCTCTGTTAAATAACTCTTGACCTGCTTTGTTACCTTGATTGACACCTAAAATAAATTTTAATTGATTCATTGCCATAGGAGCCATTGAATCATTTTGCGTAAATACATTTCTTATTGCATTTTCCCACATACTACTCTCACCTGTTCTTCCAGGGTTAAGCACACCTGCCATTGCTTTTGTTGCAAAAATATTTGCTTCAGAGTTTTTTAATCTTTTTGCTACAGGACTATTAAAAGCACTTACTGTAGTAGAGAAATATTTATTAGCGTAAAATAAAGAATCACCAAATTGTTTCATATCATTTACAGTTTTAGTCAAAAATTCATCTGCAGTTTGTTTACCTGACGATGCAATTAATTCATCATATTGTTCTTTAAACACTGGACTTTTTAAATAACCATCAATCGCAGCTGGATTACCTACTTTGTTGAAACCATTTTTCATACTTGTTTGCATAGACCAAAACATATTTAAAGGATCATCAAGTCCACTATTAGCAAAATCTCTCATTATTGTTTTCATCAAACCTTGATATTCAGTAGGTGTAATATAATCATCTATACCACGAAGTTTGTTTATAGTATCTACAAAAGGATCTCCAAACTCTGAGCCTTTTTTAAAGGCTGCACCATACTCAGGTATTCTAGCTCCATCTTTAACTACTTTGCCTGTAAATGGTTCTAATGAAGCTCTTTCAAACCCCTCCATAATTTCAGTTGCTGCTTTTTTTACATCAGCTGTTGGAATAATTTTTGGATTACCCATTTTTTCAGCAAGCTTATCAACTACTGTGTAATTAGCTCTTATACTTTCAAAAAATTCATTAAAGTTATTTCTCATTACTGGTAAGAATTGCAAGTTCATTACACCAACATGTTGAATTGGTGCCTTTTGGGTTACCTCTTCTATAAAAGCTTCAAAAGCTTGTTTCTCAAATTTTTGTCTTTGTTTCTTTGCAAAGGTGTTTACGATAGGAATAACACCAAATATTTTTTCGTATGCAGTTATTATTCTTCCCCCAATTGATCCTGTCTTAGCTAAAGCTGGTATAGTCATTTCCATGTTTTTCTTTTGTGCAAACTCAGCTAATTCTTTTGACTCTTTACTTCCTAATCCTAATGGCCCTTTCATTCCTCTCATTACAGTTCCTAATATAGGAGCAATTGATGAACCAATTAAATTATAAAACAAAGCATTCTGCATTGCTTCTGCTCCATGAACAAATACTTGTTGTGCGTAAGGTAACTTTTTAATATCATTGTTAGATACCTCAGATAGATCTTGTAGGACTGCACCATTAAAATCAGTAGCCATGTTTGCAGCATCATAAAGAACAGATCCAGCTCCAGCACCCGCAGAACTTACTAATTGTGATTTTACTTCAGTTGCTAATAATTGAGAGGGAAACTTACTTAAATTTCTAAATCCATCAGCTACATTACCAGCTATTCTTGCAGCACGATTTAATATTTTTACATTTTTTACGATAGGTAATTTGTTTGCAATAGCTTTGAAGCCATCAAATTTATCTGCCGCCGCCATGTATTTATTTGCACCATAACCTTGCAAAGGATCTCTTCTAAACTCTTCAATAATTTTAGGCATGTCTTTTATATAAACATATCCTGCACCTGCAACGTCTCCAATTAATTCTAAATCTGATCTTTTTATTCCTCTATCTTCACTAGCGAACGGGATCATTCCTTTAGTTGCAGTAGTAAATGGTTGAGCCTTTTCTGTTTTTTCTTTTGCAATAAGCTTTTCACCTATTCTTCTTTCCTTTTCTATTTCACTTACACTTGAATAACCTTTCAAAACACCTTGTTGAAAAGCCATGTCGACTGCATCTCTTTGTGCAGCATTTAGCTCTGCTGGATTAAATGTTTTATTATCTAATCTTGTCTGTAATTCTTTGATACTTGCCATTATTTTATACTTTCAAGGTTTGTATTCATGTTTTGAATAACAGAAGCCCCTGCTAATTTTTGTTCTTGATCTTTCAAATATTTAGCTACTTCAGGCATATAAGCAAAGTTTGTTGTTAGGTATCTTGTATTACCACCTAAAGCTATAAATTGCTGTGCTTTATTTTTAAATTGATCTTGTAGTTCTTTGTTTAAGGCTTCATATTGAAGTCTTATTTTTCTATCTGATGTAAATAGTTTAAATATTTCTGTGTTATTTGCAGCATCTTCAATGTCAGCTCTTGTCAATCTATCTTCATCTTTGTTTGCATTTGCAAGAATATATTTCATTCTCGTTTCAATTAATTTTGCTCTTGTTATCTGACTCATAGTTCCATCAGGATTTACTTTTTCCATGATACCTGAAATCTCATCTCTAAATTCTTTTACAAGTTCATTTTGTTCTTTTAGTTCATCTTCAGTAAGAGCTCTTATTTCACCAGTTTGTTTATCTAAAGCCTCCCCCATAATCATATCGTTAACGATGGTATTATCAATTTCTGAGTTTTGAGCAGAGCTAATATCACCAAACCCTAACATTTCACCTACGTTAGAAACAAAACCACCAAGATTTTCTACACCTAAAGATATTACACCAGATCCACCAATTGCTTTGTTTGAAAGTTTTTGTATTTCGTTTGTCATCTTATAACCAAGTGCAATACTTCCTAACTGTGCTCTCTTTTTGTCTAGTCTAGTTGTGCTTGGTTTAATTACATTATACTCAGCATACTTCATAGGAACATATTCTGTTCCTATTTCTTGACCTTGTTCATTAAATTTAGGAATCATAATTGCATCTGTTCCAGAGTTTTTAAATACATCTTTGTCATACGCAACTCTTCCAAATAATGCATTTGGATCTTCAACAAGAATTCTTTGTCTTGTACCTGTTACAGGACCAAAGCCTCTATTAATACCATCATCTTTACCTTTTTCTTTTGATTTTAAAAATGCAACAGCTAAATCATTTCTTCTGTCTGCCTCTTTTGAATACAATGCCATAGCAGTATCTACTGTTTCACCACCAGCTTTACCAAGAACATCTAAAAATCCTTTTATTCCTGACTCTGATGTTTTACCTTGCATCAATCCTGACGCTAATTTCATAAGAATTAAATCATTTGTTTTATCATTACCACCTGTAAGGTTTTGTATTCTGTCATAAAATCTATTGAATTGTTCTGCTTCTGCTGCATTTGCTTCTGATAATGCTTTATCTTTTAATTTTTTACCTGCTGAAGCAGCGCCCTCTTGCATTTTGGCTGTGTCTGCAATCTCATCATCAGACATAGTTGTTCCTGATATTTGTCCGTTATCTTTAATAAGTTTTGTTTCATCAATAACTTTACCTTTAAGATTTGGATCATTCGTTTGGAATGAGAATGTGTCAGCTATTTGGTCAGCAGTAACAGCTGATTTAATTCCAGCTTCTTCTGCTTGTTCATAAGCCATTGTTAATATTTCTTGAGCTTGTTTTTTGTACTCAGGTTTTGTTGTATCAATGTTTGGATTTTTCTTATCATTTTCAATTGCATTGATAACAATTCTTACAGGATCATCACCAATTACTTGTGGCTCTCCCGCTTGTGCTCCGCCTGTTCTATCTCTAGTTAATTCTCCGCCGACTATTCCACCAAAACCAACAAGAGAAGTACCTGTTGGAATTCTGTCATAAACTTGTTTACCTGTTTGTTTAAAAGCTTTGGCTGTTTCAGGGAATTTCTTTGCAAAAGTTCTTTGTCCTCCAGCCATTCTTAATCCTCTTGCTACTAAAGGTGTACCTAATAACACTGATCCTATTCCAGAAACCATTGCTCCCATATCTCCCTCTCTTGCACCTTCTATAATATCTGAAGTACCTTGTCCTGCTACTTGTAAACCAAACCCACCTTCTAAAGTACCTGTTGTACCTGGATTTCTTTTAGCAAATCTTGTTGCTAAACCTTGTAGGCCTGAGCCACTGCTTAAACCTTTTCCTCTTGAACCAATAATTCTTTGTGCAGCTGTCCCTTGGTAACCAATAGGAAAACCTCCTGTTCCTGCCTGAGCTGCTTTTGATGTGCCTAGGCCACCAATTTGTCTAGCTTTTTTAAAAGTTTTGTAACCTCTATATGCTGCCGGAGCTAATCGAGCTAGACCTGCGCCTATTCCGTAAAGTATTGGTAGCATTGTTATCTCCCTCTGTTAGCTATGTTATAAGCAGCATACGCACCAATACCTGTTCCTGCAGCCTGAGCTAAAGGATTACTACCTGGTGCCGTGGTCGCTGTAACGGCAGACTGTGATGTTGGCATGTTTGTCATGATGCCCTTTAAGAATTCTAATCTTTGATATGGTTCATAAGCTCTAGATAAATCTGTTTGTCTTTGTGCATCTAATGCTTGTTGGCCCAAAGCTCTTTGGACACCACCTGCTTGTAATAAACTTGCAATGTCTGCTTGTTGCATGGCTTGTTGTTGACCACCCAAAGCACCAAGAAGCTGTCCACCAGCTTGTTGAATACCCTGTTGTTGAGCTGCCAAACCTGCAGCAGTTTGAAATCCTTGTGCCATAGATTGACCAATGTTTGCTTGTCTTGCTCTTTCTATCTCAGCTTGTTGAATACCTTCTCTTGCTCCTCCAAACGCACCTGCTCCTACTGCATTAGCTGATAATTGATTCGAAGCTATGTTTGCTTGTCTTGTAATCTCATCTGTTACATATGATTGGTATGGATTTAAAAATTGATTTATATTCGGAGCTTGCATTGAACCAAGTACTGAACCAATACCTGCAGCCGTAGTTTGTGCTCCAACCCCTGTCGTTCCTGCTTGTTGAAATCCTGCTTGTTCTAATCCTGTTGGACCTGCAACTTGAAACGCAGGTAGACCTACAGGTGTAGATGCTAACTTAGCTGCCTGATCGTAGAGTGCGAGTTTTCGGCTTTCTACTTCTGGTGCTTCTCTAGCAATTGAGACTTGTGTTCCTGAAGTGGAGCCGCCTCCGCCGCCACCTCCTCCTCCGAAGATGAAACTCATATTACTTTAACTCCTTTGTATATAAATATCTTTTTACTTTCCATTCTTTCGTACCCAAAAATTCTTTCCAACCCGGTCTTGCATGCACTGCTATCTTCTTGCAACCCTCTGATCTCGCTAGATCCTCTATTGTTTCTGCAGCTTCGTCTTGCCATAGTTGTCTTTTTTCTCCTTTTAACAATATTACTTCACACTGTTTATAGTTCGGTAAAACCATTATACGAGTGACAAATACACCGAACACTTTGTACTTCTCACCATCATCAGAGCCAAACATCATAAATAATTGAAAGGCTCCTTGTTCAATTCCTTCTTTAAGATCTTCAATACTCATGGGGTCTCCATCATATTTCAGACCTTCTCTTAACATAAACTCTACAAGCGACCAGTACTCGTCGAGCTTCTTAGCTTCGATGTATAATACACCGACTTCTTTTTTAATTTGCTTTTTTTCTGGACGCATCTAGCAAATCAAAAATTCTTTTAAACTTCGCCTGTTGGTCATAAAAGAATGCAGCACCTTTTTTTCGCATATCTTTATAACTTTTAGGATTACCACCTTCCATGATACCTGCACCAAGTATAGCATCTGCTCTTGAAACAAACTCACCATCAGCTAGTTGTGCTAACATAGTATCTTCGTCTTTGTCTCCTGCTCCTGCTCCATCTTCAACATATCCAGAAGCTCTTACATAGTTATTTGTGTCTTGTTCGTCGTGGTCAATTTTAGATGGTAAGTAATTTATACCACCTTCGTTAAACTTTTTTATTTCTGCAATTCCGCCTTTGCTAAAGGTATATAATGAATTACCTTGTTGATATGAATATGGAGATATACCTGCTGCCTCTCCTTCGTAATCATATGTAGACAAAAGATTTGCTAATTGATCATCAGCTTTTTTCTTCGCTTTCTCATAATCTTCAGGTCTTGTACCTTCAGGCATTTCTGCAGGTTCATCTTTTTCTAATAAACTTGTTGCACCTAGACCAATACCAAGTTGAGCTCCTGGACTTAAACCTCTAAACCCAGATCCTTCTTTTATAATTTCACCTGTAACTTTATTTGTTTGTGTAGGGTCGCCTATTAATCTTTGTATTCCACTTCCTATATTTGCAGGAACTGATGCTATTTGTTGACCAACACTAAGTTCAGAAGCACCCATTTTTGCTATCTCTGCAGCAGATGGTTGTCCTAAGAAATTACCACCTTGAAACATTGCAGGCATTGAACTTGCTCTACCAAAGGCTGTCATACCAGGTATTCCTGCCATACCACCTAATTGTCCAAGACCGCCTGCTATTGCTGCATCTCTTAATGATCTTTTTGTTGATTTACCTCTAAGCTTTTGTATGCCAAAGGTTGCTAATGCTATAGTAAATGGATCCATAATATTTTAACTAGTTATTATGGTATTTTAACTTATATATGAGGTTTCTTCAATATCAGCCGATTTTATAGAATTCGTCCTTAACTTTACCTGTATACTTATACTCTCCAATATGGCTTATTTCTTCATCACATAAGGCAAAAATCTTACCACCAATAGCTCTCCAAAGTTGGCAGAAATAAAAGTCTTCACCCATGTAAGTTTTCTTAGACGGACTCCAATATGTATCAAAAAAGTTATAATAGTTTGGCCTATCTATTAGCTCACCATTCATTAAAGTTTTCTGTTTAATAACAAGTTCTTTGTAGTGTTCTTTAAGCTTTTCAAATACAGACTTCTTAATCATCATCATGCCTGTTGGTCCTTTAATAACTTCAATATATCCATCCACAGGTCTAATATCTTTTGTATCTGGTATCTCAATAGGAAACAAATGACCCATAGTATTTATGTCATCATCAGGTCTTGTTTCAAAATCTTTTCTAAACTTAGCATCAGTCTTTTGTTTTATAGGATAAGGTATTAATGATACGTCATGTGGTGATTTCATTAATCTCATGACAGATCTAGTTGTAAACTCTACATCAGAATCAATGAACAACATATACTCCGCATCTGAATTCATGAAAGCAGAGGCACATAAGTTTCTACCTTGAGTTACAAGAGAAGACTTCATTAATTGAAAAGTAATTTTTATTTTATTTAAAATACATTCCTTTTGTAGATCTAGACAGGCTTTCATATAATGTATCGATACATCAGAATGCACAGGTGTGCATATCATAATATGATTTTTATTTGTTTCGTTTGACATGAATTGCTCCTTTTAAAAAGTTTGCCCAACTATTTGCAATATACTTCCAATCATAAAATCTTCTGTAATACTCTTGTTGAAATTTTAAATGGCTAGATAAATCATTAGATAATATTTTTTTAGTTTGTAAAATACATTCTACTAATTGTGTCGTTAGTTTATCTTTATTTTGTGTAAACGGTATATATATTGGAAACTCACAACAAGTTTCAGGTAAAGCACCTAGATCTGTAGTAACTAACATCTGACCTGCAGCTAATGACTCCATAGCTGATATACAAAAAGTCTCTTCCCAGATACTCGGAAAACAATTTACATCGTAATCTTTTAGTTTAGTTAATAATGTTTTGTGATTGCAATAACCCATGTAATTAACATTAGGTAAGCTTTTTGCTTTTTCATATAATTTTTCATAACTTTTGTCATTATGATCATGAAATTGTTTACCATATATAATAGTGCTTGAATAAACATCTAATGTAATGTCAGGATCATTTATCTTCTCCATCGCATTTAGAGCTACCTCAAGACCTCTCCAGGGTGTTGAGATATAGCACATTTTAATTTTTTGTTTTGGTGTAAAATCAGTCTTTAATTGTAACTCATCATAATCAATAGCATTTTTTATTACCGTACATCTATCTTCAGGCACCTTAAAAAAATATCTATACTTCTCAAAACTCCAATGAGAATTGAATACATACCAATCATACTTCTCATGGTTGTCTTTGTTTTGAAACCAGGGTGCTAGATTAGGCTGATCGTAAGAATTTTTTAACCAAAGAATATTAGGTTTTAGTGGATCTAAAGGTTCTTTCTCTGGTATTGAAGTTGTTATTTGGACTGAAGAAAGCACACCTTCGTCAACGTACTTTTTAAGATATGCGAGTTGTATTTCAGTACCGCCTGCTGGTTGCATTATGATTTGGTTTTACCAAATACTTCAAGAGATGCAACTGTTATTTTCTGATTAATTTGTAAATCATCTGAAGTAGTATCAGTACTGGGATCAGCAACATCAGAATCAAAATGATCTTTGCTATCATATTTTTGTCCTGTTCTTTTGTTTACGACCTCTTCTTCTGCTTTCGCTGGAAGAACTGGTACTTCTTCTCCATTGATAATTACTGTTTTTTGTTTTTCACTCATTATCGTCCTTGTCGGTTATATTTCTTATAACATCTTTTCTTATGTTTGTTAAGACTCTTAGTATGGCGACGTGGCCTTTTCCTAGGTTTTGGCCTAGGCACGAAGTGGGTAAATTTAACTCTAGCCATTTTCCTGTGATCTATCTATTTGTGCATATGTAATAGCACCTTGGATTTTATTACTGCCTGTAGCTGCTTGAACTGTAACTGCATCACCAGCCTCTAAATTCAATGTTTGTGGTGTAGCATTTACTTGAGTCTTAGCTGCAACATCGTCCCTAAAAAATTCGTATTCAGCACTCGAATCAGAAGAATCTACTAAATTCATGTTTACAAGAATTCCTGAAGAAGCATCATTGTTTACAACATAGATACTTTTTATAATAATTGTTGCATTTGCTGGACATGTCAGCACTGTCGTTTTTGTTGTGTCTGATTGTTTGTACCCTTGGTTTTTATATTGAATTGTCATGATAAAAAATAATTAAAAGCTTCGCTGTCGTTTTTTTGTTCTCTTTGGTAAGATGTATTTAATTGATTCTGTAATGTTTCTAAAGCCAAGTTAATTTGTCTAAAAGAATCCGTACTAAATTCTATTGGTGGTTCAGGTAAAAATACTTGTACTTTAGCCATTATCTTCTTCCATCAGGTTGTATGTCAAATCTAAATTGTCCAAATCTCCAACTTTGATTAATTCCATCATTCTCTACTTTCACTGCTGCAAGCCTAGCTCTTGCTCTTGTGTCTACCTTACTCGTAGATGAGTTAACTGTAAATGGCCCTAAGGGTGAGCTAGCCTGTGTTTGAGATGGAAAGTCTCTCAATGTAAGTGTTACTTTTGCATCACCATTTATATATTTAAAATCTGGTATAAATCTTCTTATCTTAATAAAGAACTCACCATCACCTTGAGCATCTAAATCAAAATCTCCAGAAAGAATAAACGCAGGAATTGCATTTACAGTTCCATTAGCTAGAACTTCGTTTCTACCAACTTCATGGTTAAATACCTGTGAGGATCCTTCAGACACACCTTGAATTGTTGGTGTTGTTGGTGCAACATTGTTTGTAAACTCTGTAGCTATTGGATCGTTAAATACTTTTGTATCAGTGTATGTTGTTCTTGCTAAGGTGCTAGTGTACCAAGTTTGCTCAGCATAATTATAGGCGACTAATCTGTTTACAAAGTTTGAGTTAGACGCAGCGTAAAACCAATAAATCTCAGAGTACAAACTATTTTGTGAAGCATAGCATAGTTCACTTCCACTAGCAAAATTAAATCCAGGTGCACCATCTTCTGTAGTAAATACAAAATCTTCAACAAGTGATGGTAGAGCTTTTACCGTTCCGTCAAACATAAAGAAACCACCTGAGTTTCCTATCCAATATACTGCACCATTAGCGTAAACTATTCCATGCTGACCGACACATCCACAATTTGAACCAACCTGCCTAATACTAAAGGTAAAAGGTGGACCTACAAATTGCATTAAGTATGCTGATGTATCTGTGAGTATCAAAGTATAATCTTTACCTTTTACAGCTCCAACAATTTTAGTTCCGCTATCGATTCGCATTGATCCTGCAGTGTTCGTTGATGTTGCTGTGTAATCAGTAAGACTTTCTTGATCTGAAAATCTTATAAACATTTTATCTTGTGTTGCCGTATTACCAATTGTTGTTTCTGTTCCCAAATGTATTAGGTGTCTATCTTTGTCAGAAACCAAAGTCATTACAGATTTAGTCGGAGCTCCTGACAATACAACTGCTCTTGTATTAATACCGTTACCATTATCTGGATCCCATTGTAATGTTACTCCATTCTTTACTGTTGCAATCAGTAACTCACCATAATTATCTAAAGACCAAGAACCTGGATCTAAAACTGCAGACGAAGTTGATCTAGGTGTACCCCAAGTTGATCCACCCCATAATGCAGTTCCCCAACCAAAACCGAAACCTTGTAATAATGGACCTATTTGAAAATAAGCTTTAAGATCTAATGTTCCGTTATTTGTAGTGCCTGAACCTGATTCTGCGCTAGGCATTAAAATTGTAAAAGTTGTTGATGTTGGAGCTAACTGTACTTCAAATAATACATTGTCAAAATCAGATGCAACATATCCTGTTTGTGCTGCATTAAAAGATCCAGCATTAACAAACGATATGATATCGCCTGGTTCGAGGTTGTGGGGCGCTGGAGAAGTAATCGTTACAGTTCTCGAAGCGCTAGTTGTTGTGATGTTACAACCTGACTGAGCCAAAGCTGTGTTGAAAGGTGTGACGTCGTAATAATCATCACCATTGTAAATGTACAAAGCTTTGTTTGTACCGATAGCAAGGTATCTTCTACCTGCTAAATCTGACCAACTGTGAATATCTCTTGCTGCACCTACTAGTTTTGAGTCTTTAATCTCATCCCAACCACCAATCTTTTCAGGCATTCCGTATCTAAATCTTACAAAATCTCCGTCAACCCATTGGTTTTCGGCTCCTGACTCAGAAGCTTGTTTATTGAAACCAGGTGCAAAATTTACTTTAGTTAATGGCATAAGCGTATTTTACACCATTATGTAAGGTTTGTCTAAATGGTTAAAGAACTGATATTGTCCATAAATGTATTATTTATATTAAAATTTATAATACATCGTACGGATTTTGTTGGTTGGTAAGCTGTATGTAGAATAGACCCATCAAAGATAGCAACCCGCCCTTGTTTAGGCATAACTTTTTTAATGACCTTGTTTTTAGAGTTAAAAAATATTGTTTGTCCTTCTGAATCACATACATAGTATAGGACTATCGTATATGATCTATCATATTTTGGCATATCTAAATGTGGTGTATCATATTGTTTATAATCAGGATTTGGAAATTGTAAAAATGAATTGGCTCTTAGTACACAAAGGTCAGGTCTATTGAAATTTTTTACCACTGGTAAAATATTCTCTAAAAAATTTGAGTTCACTCCATTAGAAAGATTATAGAATTCATGTTGTACGGCTGATCTATTTTGATCTCCTGAACCTGTTACATCTGGAATAAAGAACCAAGGGAATATTCTTTCCCTTCCAATCATTAAATCTTTCAGCTCATTCTGTGTCTGTAATGGTATGAAATTATCTATAACTTTTATGTTCATAATAATTTAAAATCTAAGTTAAGAGTTTGTCTCGTACCTTTGGTTTGTGGATATGAGCCGTGCCATAACCAAATAGGGAATATAATGAGATCTCCTATTTTTGGTTTGTATGAATAATATTTTATGTATTCATTATTAAGAACACAATAAAAATTGTTAGCATCTTTTGAATGTTTCTCATCATATTTAGGCACATCTAAATAGACTACAGAGGCTACTTCTAAATTTTTCTTTTCAACACTTATTTTGTTTTTGTAGTTATGCTTGTGCAAAGTATGATATGTATGCTCTTCTCCCTTCACAGTCCAACCTGAAATATATTGTAAGTTAAAGTTATGGTTGAATTTCAAATGTAAAGCTTTTTGTACCTCATCTCTAATATAATGAAAATATTTTTGTGATGGTGTAGGTAACCCTGCATTATATTTAATTTGTGAAAAGATATCGTATTGCCTTGACACTCCACCTGAAGTAGATCGCTCTTCAACATTTACTTCAATTGATTTTTTAGTAAGTTTGTTTATTTGTGTTTTCAAACCTTTTACATTTATATTAGTAATAATTATCCAATCTGTACTAAACGTAGAAGAGATTGAAGGATAATGCGTATTTGTCATTTGATTTATTCCTATTTGTATAATGATTTAGAATACCAGAGAACAATACTAATAAGCCTTTTTGAGGTTTGATGACCTGGTCTATTTGATCAAAACGTAACTCTTGATCACAATCATCTAAATAGACAACACCTGAAGCCAAGCTTGGTCTGTGGTCATGGCTAATTGTTTTCTCATCGTTAGATTGTTTTATTCCCCATGCATTATGTAATTTAAATTTACCTTCCCTTGTTCTTGTCTCTATAATATTTCTCGCAGGACGAAAAACTTGTTTTATAAACACCTCATCATCACAGAAAAAATTCCAAGCTGTCATTTTAGATTGAACATTTGATTGATAATTTTTATTTGATTCGTGTGCTATACCTTCATCGATTCTATGTTTAAAATATTTTATATCAATTTTTATTTTTTCTACAAACAAGAAGACAGGTTGCTCTATAAATGTTTTAATTTCTTTTTGCATGTATATCAGCTAGAACATCAATTAATTTTGGTTTTTTTAATGCAGCTTCCTTCCATCTTCCTACCGTTCGTTCTCTCTCAGTAATATCTTTACCAAATTTATCCAGAAGCCAATCGTTAGTTTTTTCTTTAAGATAATTTTCTGTAGCTATCGCAATATCATCTGTTGGAAACCTATACATACCAGTCGCAATACATTGCAAGCCTGTTTCACTGTAATAGTTATAATTATTTTTATGTTCAATTAATCTTTCAATATCGTAACTACCCATCTTTTCTTTTGCTATTGATTTGTTTGTAAGATCTCTCCAATATTGAGTATCATCTCTTGCTGACATGTAATAATGCACAGCTACAAATTCTGCAAAACGATCAAAGGTACCTTTACAGCAATGATTGAACTCATCTCTATCTAATTGATTTACATTAGGTCTTCTTAATGTTCTTGCTAATTCAATAAGAAATTCATGTACAGTAAACAAACCATTACTTTCTAGTGGCTCAATAAAACCTGCAGATAATCCTATTGCTACTACATTTTTTACAAAGATCTTTTCATGCATACCAATTCTCATTTTTATGTTGTTAGCTTCTATATCTTCCTTACCTAAATGTTTTTTTAATTGTGCTAAAGCGTCTTCATCGCTTATGTATTTATCTGAATAAACATAACCTGTACCGATTCTATTCCAACTTGGTATTGTCCAGATCCAGCCGTTCTCTACAGCTTTACAATTTGTATAAGGCACTAATTGTTTTTCTTTATCCTCATAAGGAATTCTTGTAGCCCATGCACTATTGTTTGGTAAAAGGTTCTCATAACTTTTAAAAGGCACTTTAAGATTTTCACCAAGTAATAATGATTTGAAACCTGTGCAATCAATATATAAATCAGCTTTGTACTTATTGTTAAGAGATACGACACCATTTTCATCTTGTTCTACAGATTCAATATCATCAATAATGTGTTCAACACCTTCAGGTATACATATTTTTTCTTTCAACCATTGTCCAAACTTTGTTGCATCAAAGTGATAAGCTGTGTCATTAGCAAATGAAAAGTTACCAAGTTCTCCATCTTTGTTTATACCTATTCTATTATATTTTACTAATTGCATTTGTGGATATAAAAAGTTTGCATAATTCGAAACCATTGTGTTTCGTTTTAACATTTTTTTAAAATACCAAGTGTTCTTTCCAGACCATAAATTATCTTCGTAAGGTAGTCCAAACGGATAATGAAAACTCTCGTCCTTCCTATAGAAGTCTTCAAACCTTATACTTAGTTTATAACTTCCATCTGTATATGGTAAAAAATCCTTATCTTTAATTTTAAGTAAAGATAACCATTGGTTTATAGTTCCTAATGTGCTCTCTCCTACACCAACTATTTTATAATTTTTAGATTCTATTAATGTAATCTTTTTACTAGGAAACAATTTAATAAGGGTTGCAGCGGTCATCCATCCAGATGAACCACCTCCTACGATAACAATTTTATCAATCTTCATTGGTTTTTCTATAGAATGCTGGAAAGCCTGGAGCTGGTCTTCCGTCAAATTTATTAGCTAAACCTCTTTGTGTTGTCTCTTGATAGTGTAAAAACACCTGACCACATTTCTCTCCTGTAAACTCATCCCTCCAATGCTCACAATCGATACCGTTGTAAACCAACATATCACCAGGTGCTAAGTCTACTTTTACACCTTTGCTATCACTCATAATATATTTACCTTCAGGTGATTTATTTCCGTAAGTCATGTCAGGCTCAATATATATTGGCCATGGATCTCCACCAAGATTAAGTGTAGTTGATATACCACAACTAAATCTGTCTTTGTGTTTAGGTAAGATAGACCCTCTTCTATACAATCTTGTGTAAGAATAGTTTGGTATCAATTGAAGTTTTGTAAGTTTTTCCATCTTACCTTTCAATTTAAGAAGTAATGTTTCCATTACAAAATCACCGTAGCAACAATATGTTTCTGGTATGTTAACTTGTTCATTAGTACCAAAGGTTCCTAAATCTGTATTGAAAGGTTCTAAGTATTTATCTTTAAATAGGTTATTAACAACGTTCGATTTGAGAACTAAATAGTTATAAATAAATTCTGCAAACTCTTTGCTTATCGCTTTCTTAATTACAAAATAATTTTTTTCTTTAAATTTGTTCATTTGAATGGCCACCCTATACTCCACATCACTAATGAGTATCTTGTTCCATGTGTTACAGGTCTAACCTTATGTAATAAATCAGATGGAAACACTATTGCATCTCCCTGGTTTTGCATCTCGTAGACAGTTCTTGTGGGTTCTTTTCTATTACCAAAGTCCACTTCAAACTCTCCACCTTTATATTCATTGAATTCACTTAATAACATTGACATGGATAATTTTCTAGCCTTACCATTAAGATAAGGTATATTTTGTCTATCGTAGGCACCTTCAAAAGCATCTTCATGCCAATCATAATGCATACCAGGTTTATATATTGTAAATTGCACAGGCTCAGCAGCATCTATTTGGAAGTTCCAACCTGCTAGTTCATTTGCTTTTTCAATGATTCTAAATAGCTTAATATTTAGCCATTTATCTTCAAGCCAATCAACGTTACTTTTTCTTATTCTGTGATTAGTAACCTCTCCTCGATTTTGATCTCCTATAACAGCATCATGAGCTTGTCCTTTCGACAAACCATATTTAATTATGTTTTGACAAAGATGTTTTGGGAATGCGTTTCTAAAATAGATATATTTATGCTTTAAGACCATTCATAACTTTAGCACTTAAACTAAAGTTTATCAAACAAGAATTAACTGCTTGACCAATTGCCTGCTGCAACTAGATCTAAAACTTCTGATAAAGTCCACACTCCAGAAGCTCCAGCAAATCCACCTGGTTCTTTAAATACTGCGTATCCGCCTTGGCCTCCATAAGATGATGTTACAGGACCATGACTTCCTCCGCCTCCGCCAGAGTTTCCACCTTGTGCACTTTTTCCGCCTCCAGGAGTTGGGGGACCTGATCCTCTTCCTCCTGCTCCTCCAGAAGCATAGTGTGTTTGTGATGGTGAATCTGTTGGACTCTCTATATCGAATTGTCTTCCAGCGCCTCCTGTGTTTCTAGGAGAAGCTGTAGCGCCTGATCCGCCTCCTCCAGCTCCGGGGTCTCCGCCCCCTCCGCCTGGAAATCCATATCCTGTAAAAGGGCCACTTGGGTTTTGTTGAGCTGATCCTGGAGATCCTGGACCTCCTGCGTGTCCTGCTCCTCCGCCCGATCCTCCAGCGCCGCCCGCTGAGTTACCGCCGTGTCCCGCTCCGAAACCACCACCGATTGCAGTGTGTCCGTCAAATGTAGATTGTCCACCTTGTCCACCTGGAAAGTTTTGTGGGCCACCTCCGCCTCCAGGGCCACCGCCACCAATTGAAACTGGGTAAGGTGATCCATTAAGTGGGTGCTCTGAGGAATGCAATAAGCCTCCCGCTCCGCCTCCACCTCCTCGGTTTGGGCCTCCGCCACCGCCACCGCCGATTAATAAAATTTCAGCAGTTGCTGCAGATGGGTTAAAAGTACCTGAAGAAGTAAAAGTTGTAATTTGTTCTGCTGATACTTGTGGATCGTTGTTTGGACCAATGATACCACCATTATTAAAATATTGTCTATTTGGCATTATTCATTCTCCCATGTGTTACTTGAAGTATTATACACTTGAACTACTTCAGGTGTAATAACATTTCCTTCTGAATCTATTTGCTTTCTAATTAGTCTCATTGGATCTTCTTCCCAAATAACATCGTATTCGTTTCCACTTTCGTCAGTTGATAATGATTGGTCGATCATAGGCCATGGTTCTGGTGGTCCATAAATCAAAGTAGTTCCATCTAACTTCCAAGTGTTTGGGTAAGAATTGTGGTTGGTAAACTTAGACATGGCAGGAATATAAAAACCATTTATCATATGTTTACCTTCTTCTGCTTCGACGTATGAGTGTCCATCATTTTGGAAAGATTCAACAAACTCAACTGTAGCGTCATCATCGAATAAGACACTATTAAGTACTTGCTTACCTGTAATAGAACCTGTGTCTCTTAAAGGTAATGTAGTTTCGCTGTTGTCTATCTTAACAAAGATTTTGGCCATAACGATTACGACCTCCTATTAACTTAATTCTTCGTAATTAATAGTGATTACTAAATCTGAGTTTGCTCCAGCGCCTGCTTCAATGTTATCGCCTTCTTCAAGATAAAGAGAAGTGTTTTTATCGATAACTGTTAAAGTAGAATCTGCTGGTACAGAAATTGTAGAAGCAATTGCTATTGGTGATCCACCTGATTTTGTAATAAATACAGATGCATCAGCAGCATTTGTTCCATCAATGTTTGCTACTAAGATATTGTTAATTTTAAACACTTTGTTTGAAGATGATGCGTTAGCAAGAATCTCAGTTGTAAGTGTTGTATCCAACGCAGCTTGTTTTGATTTTGCTGTGATCGTTGCTACGTTTACTAGGTTTGGTGCCGCCATGTTTTATACTCCTTTATTATTAATATTAACCAAAAACTAAAGCCATTGCAATGGCTTTACCTGTTGTTGCGACGTCGCCGAAAGATAAATTTCCAGCTCCATCTGTTTTTAAACCATTTCCTGATGAACCATCAGCAGTAGGTAGATTTAAAGTAAAGCTTGATCCGACAGTTGCCGCAGCTCTTAGGCCAACATACTCACCACCTGTAGCGTCTTCAAATCTCACTTCATTTCTGTTTACTAGATTTACTCCAGACGATTTGCTTAAGATATCATTTACATTTGTACCATCAGCATAAAGAAGTTTAGTTCCTTTGTCTGTTGCAGAAAAAGTAGGACCTGTTCCTGATACAGTTTTGAACTGAACCGTGAAAGCTCCAACAGTTCCATTCTCAACGATGTAAGTTTTTTCAATTGAATCTGGAATTGTTACAATTTGGTTTCCTGTAATAGTACCTGATAATTTAATAACTGCATTTCTTGCGTTTGAAATCGTTCCGTTAGTCATCGCTAAGGCAGTAGTTTGAGCTCCACCTGCAATTGATATTGATTCAAATCCCGCAACTGCTTGTTGTACTAGGTTTAAGTTTGTATTAGTTTTATCTCCCCATGTTCCAGAGTTTTCCCCTGTTACCATTAGTTCGAGTTTTAAATCTGTCGAATAACTTGATGCCATAATTTATATCCTTTATTAAATACTTAATTTTATTTGCCTTACGCCGCCTTGTCAACTACCGTCCATGTTGGACTCGCTCCAGGGTCAACAACAGCCCATGCATTTATTCCCATTATACCAGCTGTTACTGTTCCTGTCACTCCTGTTGGAGTTGCAGTAATACTTATTCCTGCTAAATAATCACCAATAATTATAGGGCCTAATGCTTGACCTGTAACAGGAACTCTTACATTAGTGAAAGCGTCCTCATCACCTAAAGCTGTTTGTAATAATCCAGCTGTTGTAAGGGTAACATTTGCGTCTGCTTTAATTGATTCTTGACCAACACTGATTGCAAGAGTTACTGGTGTAACATCTACTTCAACTGATGGGATAGCTACTTCTTCACCACCTTGTGAAATATCAGTTCCTACACCTTGACCCCATTCTCCTACGCCCCAAGCTTGTTCACCCCAAGATGAAGCTGATGCGGTTGTAACAGGAACAATTACTAACTCTCCACCAAATGCACTATTTTGTGCAACGGCTGCTTGAGCTCCTGTAAATTCATATATTGAAGCTTGACCTAAAGTTCCTAATGATCCTGTTGCCGATACTCCAGTTGGAGAAGCTGTTGCTTCACCCGTTTGAACTGTATCTGTTCCAACAAATATTGTGACTCCGTCTCCAACTCCCCAGAAACCTTGACCCCAAGATTCAGTGCCCCATTCATCATTAACAGGACTTGTTACTTCAACTACTACCAACTCACCTGCAAAAGCACTTGTTTGTTGTGCAGCAAGAGTTACTCCTGTGATGTTTGGATCTACTGAAGTTCCTGCAACAGCACCTGCTAATGTAACGGTTCTTCCTATACCCGTTACGCTTACATTTGCATCAGCTGTGTTTGATTCATCTCCTAATGAAACTGATAATTGTCGACCTGTGACACCGACAGTAGGGTTAGCTAAATCTCCCCAATTGTTTGCACCCCAAGTTAATCCACCCCAACCAATATTAATTTCATTTGTAATAGAAACTGAAGCGAGTGTTAGAGTTAACGCTTGACCTGTTGCTTCAGCATCAGGTTCAGGATCTGCATTACCTTGAGTGATTGTTAAATTTTGACTTGCAGCGACTACAGCTACATCGATCTGAACACCTTCGTTACCAACCGAAGAAGCTATTGAAACCGCTGTTGGACTTATGTTTGCATCTGCAGTTGTAGTTACACTTTGAACAGCAGATTGAATTAATTGTGAACCTGCAAGAGCATCACCAAATATACCCCAACCATTTTCGCCCCAAGGACCTCCGCCCCAACCAGCATTGATTTCTCCTGTTACGGATTCGTCTCCTTGAGATATAGTTAATTGGACTCCTGAAGGTTGTCCAAAAGCATCTGTTAGGTTACCCCAAACGTTAAATCCCCACGTTTGTCCACCCCAACCATCAACGTTGAAGGCGTCTTCTGTTCCTATTGATAAAGATATGACGTTGCCACTTGGGGCTACAGAGTTAACATCACTCTGCCATGAGTTCGATCCCCATACATTAGTCCCCCAAGTAGACGCCATTCATAACTCCCTCGATTACGCGATTCTTAAAATAGCTGCTGAGGAAGTAAAGTTTGGAAATTGAATTGTAAAAGTTCCAGAAGTCGCTGTTTTATCTGCTCCGAAGTCTAAAGCACAAACTGCTTTGTTAGCTTCTGTTGAGTTGTAAATAAGCGCTCCTCTAGCAGTTAACGTTACACCTGTAAAAGATAAATCTGCAAAATCTACAATCGCTACTCCACCTGTTGCTAATGAAGTTTGTTGTGATGCTAAAGTTCCACCTTTAGCCGCGTATTGACCTGACGCCGATACTTCACCTGTTGCTGTGTATGCTGTTGTTGCAGCATTGATTGTTGCTGTAGATTTGTATAATGCTAATTTAAAAACGTCACCACCATTTTCTAAGTCGTGAACTCCTTCAAGAATTTCTTTCTTAAAGCTGTTGCAAACTGCTTGTGTTATTGCCATGTTATTTCTCCTTAATTAAATCTTTAATTATTCGGTGAAGGCGAAGGAATTTTGACCCTTGGCACTCCATCCATATACTCGTCTCTACGTCTTCTGCCCATTTGCTCCAACGCAAAACTTTGTATAGCTACATTATACTTGTCTGAATAGATTTTGTACATATCCATCGGGCCTTTTAAGAATTCATAAGCTTGTTGCATAACCGCATAAAATAGTAGGTCAGGTACATTTAAAGATAAGTATGTAGTAGTATTTGTAGATGTAAGAGCATCTGGCGTGTAGATATAGCTCAACTGCACTAGGTATTGTTTATCTGGAGCAGGAGCCATTATCAAAGTTGTTTCTTTCCAATTTGCATAATATTTAGGAAGACCTGTAGCTGATGTACTGTTGTATTCAAATATGAATGTCGTATCTCTCTTATCTAAAAAATCTTTAGCTGTGGAGTTTGTTGTAGATGTATTATCATAAACCAAGAAGGATCTAACGATTATTGATCTTCTAGTCGTAGAGCCTCCAGATGTGCCGGGTGCATTTGGAAGATCAAGGTAAGGTGATCCGATGTTCAAGTTTGCTGTTGCATACTCTCTTGTGTAATCAGCATCAACTTCTCTAAATATACGAAGCTCAGCATCTCTAATCATGCTTCCAATAATAGAATCTGTTAAAACAGTAGAATCTACCTCTGTATAATCTCTTACCTTTTGTACTAATTCTGCAAACGTCATGATATTGTTATTGTAACACCCCCTGAGCTAACTCGTAACTCTCTTTTGTTATTTTCTTCATTGGCATTTGTAGATGGCTGCATGTTATTACTTGTAAACTGACCAGGCCATAATGCAGGATCAAGGTCGACTACAACAGGTGCACTTCTCATTGGTCTTGAGTTATACAAAGCAATAGGATCTGCTCTATGTGGTTTTGGGTCTAATTGTGGATGTTTCTTTTCAAATTCTGAAATATGTACTAATGAACCATTCCATTCTTTTACCATTTCTCTATACGGAAATTCTTGTCCTGATCTGTCAGATATTGACTTTGCGAATTTTCCTCTTGCGTATGCCATAATTATCCTTGTGGGTAATAAACATTAGGAGCGATATACACAGAGGTTCTTTGTCCATCTTCTTCTAATGCTCTTTTGAGTTCATCTTCATATAATAGTTTCATTGCCTGTATTCTTTCAGGTGCAATTTTTTGTGATAGATAAAAAGCTAATCCAGATACCATACATGGAAAGAATCTAAATGGCATATCAGATGAGTTTGTATAAGCTCCAGCATCTTCAATTCTTGCAAGATAATAATAAAATATATTAGTCACCGCACTCGTATCAGGTGCAAGGTATAAACTAATAGTTGGTGTTATTTGTCTATCTACATAATACTGAGATGGAGTTCCTGTTTGAGTTTTATTTGGAATCGCAATGTATTCAGATCTAGATATTTTTGTTAAGGTTTGTTGGTTTCCTCCAGAAAGTGTAACAACAGCTTCGAGCACGTCATTACAATCACTTGGTGTTGTGTAAGTTACAGAACCATTGACTAAAGTTTCTGTTTTAGATTTTACTTTCCAAAGGTTGATACCTCTGTTGCCCCATTCAGAAAAAAGTAAGTTTAAACTTCTTCTAGCTGACTTTAAGTCATGACCAGAATTTACTCTTACACCACATCTTTCGTAAGCTTCATTAATGACTTCATCAATTGTGATGTTAAAACTTGTAGTTCCTGAACTTGCCATCTCATCCTTACGCTAATATTTTTTCTTGTAAATGTTGAGGTAGATTTTTTTGTTTACCAATAAGTTTACCTGTTTTGGCCATCATTGGTTTTTTCATTTGTCCACCACCCATTTTACCTTGAGCTTTTAATTTTTTAGTAGCACCCATAAGACCGCCACCCATTTTTGTATGTACTTTTATTCTTCCGTTTTTCATATTATTTTACTCCTTCAAATTTTCCGCCTTTAACAGCAATACCCATACCACCGCATGCAAGTTTCTTCGGCTTAATTGGTTTTTTATTTTTTTTACTATCTTGAGTAGCTTTTCTAAGAGCTTCAAGATATTTTTTATATTCTGTTGCTTCTTCCATAAGTCTCCTAGTAATCTATCATACCACCATAGTATAATTTAGTAAACGCACCTTTAGATGCAAAAGTCTTAACATTTGTTGGTTTTCCGCCAACTCCTTGAGCTCTACTTCTTTTCCTCACAACGGCACTCCGCTTCTGTGAGTCTGTCATCCTTGCCGCTTTTGCAGCAGGGACGCACTTTGGATACTTCCGTTTCTTGTCCTCTTTTAATTTTGAACGACCACAAGGTGCGTACGAACCATCTTTTCGTTTGCTCCCAATATCTACCCATTTTTGTGAAAACCATTTTTTTAGTCCTCCCTCTTTCATACCTGCTGGAACACAATTAGGAACCATACGATTCCCTTTTTTCTTCATGCCCTTTTGGACATAACCTTCCCAACAAGTACCTCGTTCACTCATTTTAATAAATCGCCGTAATAATTGACTAAGCTCTCATTGGACATCTTAATGCCTGCTGAGTCATGCTTAATAAATTTACCTTGATAAGCTTTAATTGATTCTAGTGTCTTTGCTTGTTTTTTATGTAATGCAGATGCTTTGTGTAATCCATCTGCAACTTTTTTTATTTTAATTTCTGCTCCCTTTGCTGCAGGTTTAGGTCCTTTAAAATCTTTTCTTTTTACACCTGAAGGATCTTTTATTTTCCCCGCACAAATTTTACTAGCATATGCATTAGCATACGCACTGGGATATACTTTGAATTTTCTTTTAGCGGCCGCTTTGCCTCTAGCACATAGTTTTGTCATTGTGTTTTAGCCTCTTTCGGTTGTACAACTTTTTAGATTGTATCACTTTTGGCTTAAACAGTAAATGTCCTAGCGAGAGGATTCTTTTTATTGGATTTTTTAACGTATATTTTCTTTTTTTCTTTTTTCTTTTCATTTTTAGCACCACGTAATTTGCCATCAATTTGTTGTGTCATTTGTGATCTACTTATCGTCATACTATCTCCTTTGCACTTCCCATAATTGGTTTATATTTTGTTTTACCTTCTGATTTGTAAGCATGCAAGTATGATGCTCTTGGTGTTCCTTCAATCCAGCTACAGTGTATCCATCCGCTGTTTGGTTCTCCTGGAGTGTAAAACTCAAGAATTAATTGATCTGGTGATAGATTATCTTTGATCCAATCAAATAATTCAGCGTTGTCTGTTCCAATTACTTCGAA